CCAGCACCGACACCAGCACCGACACCAGCACCAGCACCAGCACCACAGCTCCTTCTATAGAAAGTAGTTTCTGAAGCACGGTGTAGGTAGTTGTTTTTCCAGTTGAAATGAGCTCGCAGCCTTTTGCCCCTATTTGCGCACCTCAGCCTGCGTTTTTGTTCCCCAACGTTCTACCCCCTGTTCTGTGCGCTCTAGTGCTATGTCTTCTGGCAAGCGCAGTTGAAAGTTTGAAGGAAGCCAAAAAAGAAGGCCCCCGAAGGGGCCTTCTGACGAACAGCTTTTTGCTTTTTTCCTTACTTGCTGCAAATCGCCCCGTTTTCAGCGATTTGCAGCGCAGTACCCTTGCCTCTCATGTCGTACATCGTCCCGGCAATCGCCCGCTTGTTATCGGCGATGTTGCCGTACCCGTGCATCTCCGCCAGCATCTTCGCCAACGTCTCCGTGTCCCACATACCGTTGTCATCCTTGAGCGCCTTCATGATCAGCGAGCGACGGGAAGCCCGCTGAACGTAGTCGCTCAGTGCCAGTCCGTGTTGCTTGCACAGCTGGCGGAGTTCCTTGAGCGCCGCCTTGTCATAGCTCTTCGCCAGCGTGCTGCTCAGCGCCTTAGCCTTCTTGGTCACTTCCGCAGAAATCTTCGTCATCTTCTTCTCCTTCTGATTTAGTTGTCAATGAGCTGTTCGTCTTGAAAATACAATAATCACTTGATCAGAAAAAAGCAAGCAAAAAATGAAAAAAGATTCCTAGCGATGTCCGTTGTTTATGAGCATCTGCCACTTTTTTTTGAAATGATTCTCGCTCCTGCTACGTCTGCCGCCCATCTACTCCTGCTACGTCTGCCGCCCATCTACTCCTGCTACGTCTGCCGCCCATCTACTCCTGCTACCCACGCCTGCCGCCCACCCACTCCTGCTACCCACGCCTGTCGCCCACCCACTCCTGCCGTCCGTACCACTTGTCCACGTCCGCTGCCCAGCCTAGCCCGTACCACTTGCCCATGTCTGCCGCTCTTGCCATCCAGCCGTCCAGTTATGCATGACAGTTGTAGTACGTCGGTGGTCTGGGTGGTGACGGCGTTGGTGGGGTGGTCTCGTCGTCTCCAGCCCCCTCGCCGCGCCTCCCATGGGTGGGGGTGGTGGGGCGCATTAGGGACCCCACCTCAATTTTTTTCCCAATTATTCAACAAATATTCCGGAAGTAACTTCCCAAATCATTTCTCAACTATTCAACAAATATTTCGGAAGTAACTTCCCAAATCATTTCCCAACTATTCAACAAATATTCCGATCATTTCCCAACTATTCAACAAATATTCCGATCATTTCCCAATTATTCAACAAATATTCCGGAAGTAACTTCCCAAATCGTTTCTACTTCCATTTCCATTTGAGAAGTTATTTCCATTTACGACCCCCCCAACTTCCATTTACCAATTTTCCATCCACATGTCGAAACGACCCCACTACGAATATGAATTCAATAAGTATCGCCAGAAATTGCCTAAATACATCGCTTTTCCAATACATTTTCCGTTGACAACCGTATGCGAGCAAGCTATTTTACAATGCAACGTGAAAGATAATCCTGCAACTCGACGGGGGCAACATGAAAGTTTCCATAAAAATGAAAGCCATCACAACTGTGGAGTTGATGTCACTCAAGTCTGGTGAAGTGTTTTCCTTTCCCGGAGAAACCGATTTTTACATAAAACTCACAATCGGGGATTTCACCATCACACCTGGCGCTGCAGCCAACGGTAAAATTCTTGTTGCTGAAGTAAATACCGGCTATCTTTATTTACTACGCATGACAACTCCTGTTGTTCACCAAGCCAACGCATTTCTTTGCATAGCAGGGGAAAAGTGATATGCCCACGCCTGCGGAATTAGGAATTGCCGAAGGCACCAAGATATTCCCGCCTGCGGGGAAATTCAAACCCTCTGGCATCTACATTCTCCGTGTTGCCTTTGCACCTCACAACCCCCTCCATGATGCTATTTTGATCTACGGAAGGTATTCTGGAACTCTGCACAGTCCTGGATATGAGGATCCGATTAATTTGGGAGAGGTGTATTGCTTCAGGCATTTGGTAACTTTGTTCGAGACTATCACTGATTTCAACTTTTTCGGTTGCTGCGGTGATACTGCGGAAGACTGGAAGCAACCATAGGTTTCAAAAACCGCCTCTTTTCCAGCTTATTTTCCTATTGACACCACTTTGTGAACGAAGTATTTTGTGATGTAGTGGTGGTGAATTTTTAACAATGGGTTTGGGTATGCGAACTTCTGAAGTTGGATCCTTGAAGCCTACCAAGGGAGCGGTTGCAAAAACCGGTCTCATTTTGATCGCGTTTGACGCGATCCAAGAATGCAAAGGATCAGATTGTCCGATCTACGAGGACTGTCCGTACGTCAAAAAAGGCAGATGCACCATTGAGTTGAAATACTTGGACGCGGTGCAAACTTCCATTTTTAAAGACATCGGCACGAAGATGACTCAGAATCTCCAGAACAAAATCACCCTGTTCGTGATGCCGATGTTTCAGCAGCTCATCAGAATGAAAATGGAGGCTTTCTCTGTTCAGCGAGTTACATACGTCAACCGTCAGGGCACGGTAAAGATCCATCCCATCTACTCGGAAATTCGCTCTGTGATCCAAAGCCTTTGCAGGACGATGGAGCATCTGGGCATGTCGGGTGACTACTTGGATGCGATCGAGGCAAGTCCCGGCGATGCTGCTCACTGGAACATTTACGACGGAATGTCGGGGTATGCGGCCCACCTTGCCAGGAATGACGCAGAGAAGAGCCTCTTCCCTGACGGACGACACAAGGGCATTAGGCGCAAACGCTTGACGGACGAAGATGCTCGTCGTTTGAGCAACGCGAAAGACATAGGGGGGCAAGTGTATGACGTAAATTCCCCCATAGCGGAGAACGAAGAATTCGAAGAAATTTCAGACGAAGAAACTTCTTTGAATTACGAGGAAGAAGATGATCAAGAAGGGTAAGCCCAGAACCAAAGGCGGAATGGCTCCCTCCCTTCCCCCTGACTGGTCTAAATTCAAATCTCCCTTTTTCTATCGCAACGGGGCTGAAGGGTTTATCTCTTGGGTTGAGGACAACTGCTACTTTCCTCTCTATCCTACAGGTTCCGATATAGCAGTTTGGGTTCCTGCGCATTCGCTTCCCGAGGAGTACAAGGTTATTTGGGAAGGTCAAAAGACCGTTGTTAGAGAAGTTCTAAAAATGAAAGACGGTAAATTCGTTTACCGATTGATTGTTTTGTGTTGGATGCGAGGAGAAGGTAAATCGTTTCTCGCCTGTTTAATTCAATTATGGAAGTTTTTCAATTGGACTCGTCAAAATATCGTGCTCGGTGCCAACTCCAAGGAGCAAACAAAGTTCGTCCACTATGATATTATGCGGGACATTATTCTGAATAGTCCCAACTTACTTGTCATTGTGGGCAGAAAAAATGTTCAGGAGAAGGAAATCAAAATCAAAAATGAAAAGGGTGAAGTGGAGTCCACAATCAAAGCCATTTCGTCTTTTTCGGGCATTGTCTCCAACATCACAGGTTATACGTTTTCTGAAATATTTGATATGAAGAACCCGAAGTTCTTTGTTCAGCTTGACGGCTCTACACGAAATATCCCGAATGCTCTTGGAGTGATTGACTCCACAGTTTCTGCCAAAACTCACGTTCTATACAAACTCTATACAGCTTTCATTTCTGGTAAAGATAAACTTCTCTTTTTCTCTTACAGATCTTCTCCCACAGCCGACTCTGCTGACTTTTGGAACCCCCATATGACCCACGAACAGTTGCGGTCATATGAGGAACGATTCCCGTTTGGTGAATTTGACAGATATTTCAAAAACGTCTGGTCTGCTGGTGTAAAACGAGTTTTCACGGACGATATCGTGGATGCCACACACTATGTTGGTTGCGACGGTGTTGTTGGTAATCATGAGCAGGTTATAGCTCTTCTTCGGAAAAAGCACCACATGCTCGATCAAATTGCAGATTTTAACAAAAAATCGCAAATTCATTTAGAAAATACTGGTTCAGAATTACAGTTTTACAACAATACCGCTGCTCTTGATGAAATTGAAAGTCGGCTTATACCTATTGATGCCACTTTCCGATTTGAAAAAGACTTTAATGGCGAGTTTCGAGCAAGTTTGAGTGACTTGGAACAGTTATCAGAGTTGTATGATACAAATTGGGTGATTGGAGTGGGACTTGACCGTTCTGACCCAATGGCTAAATACCCCCTCGCCAGAACAATCTTCACAGTTACCGCAAAAGGACTGCCCGGAAGCAAATCAAATCCCAGACAATACTATGAAACTGGTAAAGTTCCCAAGTACATTTACATCAATCTCCAGCTTTCAGTAGTTATAGAAAATAACTTGGAAGAAATCAAACGTCTCGTTGAGGCGGTGATCGACGAGTACGACGGTGTTGATGCCCTCTGCTTTGAAAAGTGGGGCGCATTTGACTTGGCTCCTTGGTGTGAAGAAAGGGGCATTCAATCAGAATTCATTTCTCCTTCTTATGTAAAGCAGAAAGAGGCTTTTTCGGAATTGTACCTTATTTGGAGAGACGGCAGGTACAAGTCGCCTGTGATTCCAATTCGAGGTTCCAAAGAATCAGATATTCTTAGAGAAGAGGCCAGACTCTTTGACCATGATTCCGAACATAAGGAATTTGGTTCTCCTGAAAAGGGGGAAAAGGGCGGTGTACAGGATGACTGTATGTATTCCCTGGGGTGGTGCATTTACGGCACCAGGAATTTGGGAATAAACGATTTTAGGGAAAGAAAGAGCGATAAGGCTTTTGGAACGTTCATTCCGAATAAGGAATTGTCAGGCGCTTGGTAGAAACTTTTTCAAAGAGTGCTTTACATCTACAAAATTTTGTAGTATAGAGTATCCAAAGAGGTGTATTATGTCGGATGAAGAATTTGGTGTGGAGTTTCCCGCCGACAAAGTGAACGAGGACTTGCTCACTCTTCCGGATGAAGAACTGGAAAAGTTAGCATTTGCCGTTCCCTGGCAGGAACCCGACTACTCTATTCCGAGAAAAGACGCTGACGGATTTGATGTTTTTCCTGAAATCGATGCGTTCCTTAATTTTCCCGCACTCCAAAGAGCTTGTTGGCTCAAGTTCCTCAAGTCTCCGCCCGTAAACTCCTCCATCAGAGATTTGGTCGGTCGTTTGGCGGGAAGGGGTTTCTCCGTTACTTCTGAAGTATTCGAGATTCAGAAAAAGGTGGATGATATTTCCAACGATCTCAGAAACCGACTCTATCTCATGCTGCCGAAGTTCATAGCTCGCGCTTCTGTGGAAGGAGAACTGTTCTTGTGTTTCACTTTGCACGAGGATGGTTTCGTGGAAATAGACTTTATGGACCCGTCCACTCTCAGGGGTCCTGGAGCTTCAGGAATTCTTTTCCACCCGAAAAAGCCTACTCTTCCGTTGGCTTATTTTTTGATAGAACTTCTAATGGAGTTTCGGATCCCTTTGCGGTTCCTTCGATTTTCTGTGCTTACTATCCGGAGCTGCTCGATATTTTGGAAGGAATTCCGGAATATCGAGAAGCGGATATGAGTACTTCCAAAGTATCTGGTAAGGAGTTTTCACAATTTCACGGTTACTTTCGTTTCATTGTTCAATGGGATAAATCGTACTTCACTCCAAGAAATTTGTCTCATGTTAGGACAGTTCTTGAGTGGGTCAGTTACTATGAAAATCTGAAAAAATATGAGATCGACCATAAAAAATCGAGCGGCGCGTATTTGTGGGTTTTCACAATCGAAGACGCGAAAGCGTTCCGCATGTGGTTGGCTCTTTCCCCGGAGGAAAGGAAGAAGACTGGTATTGAGTCAAAAAAGACTCCCGGCGGCACTATCATTCTTCCTCCAGGAATCAAGCTCGAAGTCAAAAATCCCCAACTTCCCAAAATATCGGATCAGGATAATGACATTTTGCAAATGGTCATTTCGGGGTTGAATGCTCCTGAGGATATGATCATTGGTAAAGCCGGTTCGTATGGGTCTACGAAGGTTTCTCGTGGTCCTCAGAGTGACCGCATTTCCGATGAAATCGAATACTTGGAAAGATTCCTCAGATATGATTTTTGGCGCCACGTGTTCTTTTTGTGTTCCTCCAAATCCAACTTCCCCAAAACTTTCAAGAGGGAAGAGGTCATTGATTTCAAGAACAAAAAGCCTGTGAAGAAAAAGATAGATCGAGAGCCCCATGAACTTCTCGACTTCACCTTCCCTGTTTCTGAAATACAAGATCTGGAATCTGTTTCTCGTGCTCTTCTCGGCGTCAAGCACGGCAACGTCAATAATACTTTGGGAATTTCTCATAAAACCATCTCCAAGCGTCTTGGTATTGGCGATTGGGACAGGCAACGTAGGATTACCGCAATGGAAGAAGAGAGATACCCCAAGTTGCAAATTGAAGTTGACCAAGAATCAGTTCAAGAAAGGACTGAAGGGGAGCCTTCCAAGAAGGAAGGCAGGGTTTCGGAAAAGAAGGAAGAATCTTCCGTAAAAAAGACGAACAAAGCTCAGGATAAAAAATCTTCTGAGTAGGGTTGACATCTTTCTTTCTATAGTGTAAGACATACAGGAATGGAGGCTGCCATGCCCACTCGTGTTTCAAAAAGAGTTCCCAAAAACGCCCTCATGTTTGAGGAGGGTTCCGAGTTCACCCTCTCTGACAAGGGAGACGGGTCGAGCAAACGAACGATGCAAATGCTCGCCTATTCCGGCGGTGTTATCAAAAATCACTGGTTTTGGGGGGACCTCGCAATTGATGTTACTGGGCTGAAATTCCCCAAAACGGTCATTCCTGTTCTTGAAAGCCACTCCACGGATCGGAAAGTCGGCACCACCAAAAAGCCTTCTGTGGAAAACAACCAAGTGTTTTTTGAGAAAATCGAATTTCTCGATACCCCGTATGCGGACGAATTTATTCGTCTGTCGGATCAGGGGTTTCCCTATCAAGCGAGCATTGCGGCTCGACCGCTGAAAATCGAATATCTGAAAGACGGCGCATCTGCCGAAGTCAACGGCTACACACTGAAAGGCCCGGCGACGATTTGGAGGGAAGCGAACTTTCGTGAAACCTCCATTTGTGTTTTTGGCTACGACTCCCAAACCAGTTCCAAAGCTATGTCCAAGGATGACGAGTTTGAAGATCTGGAGTTTGAGTCGGTGAATGCTTTCAACCAAAACCCTGAAGATCAGGAGGAGCCTATGCCGTTCGATTTCAAGAAGGCAAAGGCGGAGAACCCGGAAGCCTTCGCCGAGTACGAGCGCGAAATCCGGACCGCCGCGGAGACTTCGGCAAAGGAGAGTTTCGAGAAGATCGTGTCCGAAAAGGATAAGGAGATCGAGACCCTCAAGAGCCAGGCCTCCGAAATGGCAAAGGATAACCAGAATCTGGGTGTCCGTCTGGCCCAGCTGGAAAAGAAGGACGCTCTGCGCGACGAGGCCGAGAAGGCCCGCATCGCTCACGACCACTTCAAGGCCCAGCTTTCCGAGAGCAGCATCCCTGTGCATCTGCATGAAAAGGTCATGCGTCAGATCTCCCACACTGACTTCTGCGACGAGAAGACGGGCTCCCTGGACATGGAAAAATTCTCGGCTGCCGTCAAGGCCGAGATCAGTTCTTGGGGCGATTTCAAGTCTCCCAAGATCGCCGGGATGGGTGCGACTGGTCGTACCGTGGCGGATGAGGAGGGCACCAACGACAAGCTCTCCGAGGATGAGGATGCCGCTGTCAGGCGGATGGCCGCCGTGACCAATCACGACGAAACCGAGAAGTAGGAGGAACTCCTATGCCCATTTACGGCGATAAGCCGCAGGTCAACAGGGGATTTGAGAGCGATTACCGCCAGCTGTTTTACAGCCAGTCGGACATTGCTCTGATTCTCAACAAGACCGTGCAGGCCGGATATGGCCTTCTTCCGACGGGCACCGTGATGGCGGAGCCGACGGTTTCCGGGGAGCTCGTTCCCTACCCCATGGTTGCTTTTTCCGGTGAGGACTTCACCGATTCCAAACATGCGGCATACATGCCCCTGGTTCTGGACGGCACGTCCGATGACTGGATCTACGTTTCCAACGCAGACGCCAGGAAGGTGCGCGTGGGTCAGAGCCTGGCCCTCGCCTACTACAACTCTGACTACGTCTACGTCGATCTGGGCGCCGTCACCGGGATCACCTTCGATTCCGGTGTCAACGGTCGTGCCAAGATCGCTGTCACCAATGACCCGACCACGGGCGCCACTGTCGCTCGTCAGGCCGCTGCCTACGTCAAAACGGATACCTCGAGTCCGTACGCCAAGGCCAAGTTCATCTTGGACAAGGGTATTGACACCGGTGTCGGTTCCAACGCCCTCGGTGCTCTGACGTCCGTGGTCATGTCCAACGCGGTGTTGTACAAGGGCTCCATGCCCAACTACGATTCCGCTGCCAAGACTGATCTCTCCGCTGAGGAGACTGGTCAGTTCGTCATCCTGAAGTAGGAGGGAGAGATCATGCCCAAGGGAGTTGATATTCCGGCACTGCGCCTCTCCACGCTCACGAAGCTGGTAGAGACGGACATGAAGGTCGCACCGGGCTATTTCCAGGCCCAGTTCCCGACCAGCACCTACCCGTCGGACACCGTTGAGTGGGAGAGCATCGTGGGCAACCTGGGGCTCACCCCGTTCGTTGCACCCGGCACTGTTTCCCCGACCCTGGCCCCTTCCGGCGTCGGCACGCACTCTGCCAAGGCGGCGTTCTGGAAGGAAAAGATGTATATGGACGAGGAGTGGCTGAACAACCTTCGCAAGCCTGGCGCCCGCGATGTCTACGAGACCGCGGAGCGCAAGCTCGCTCGTGAACTCTTCAAGATGAAAAACCGGTGCATGAGGCGTCGGGAGTGGATGTGTGCCAAGGCGCTCATCAACGACGGCTTCTCCTACCAGGTCACCGGCGGCACCGTGTTCACCCTGGACTACGGTCGCCCGTCCGAACACGAGGTTCAGCTCGTTGGCAACTACCGTTGGGAAAACGGAACGTCCGACAGCATCGACATCCTCGGCGATGTGTACGACGCCAAGGAGGCGA